AAAGTAATGCTATCCGCCAAGGATGGTTCCGCAATGAGTATGTCTATCTCGTTGCACTTTGGGGCGAGCTTACCGATTGCCTTGAATATGCGTTGCCTTTCGGGGGATGAGAAATCTTGTGGGGTTAGATGCTCAAGTGCGGTAGCCGATCCTCGGCCCGACTCATCACGCATGGATGCGGCAAGGACCGCAATTTCCGCCAGGTCGTAATCCATCTTAGAATTCGTTCTCCTGTTTGGTCTGCAAAATCTGCGGGTAGTTTTGCGGGAGGTAACCGTTGACCGCTAATGCGAATGCCTTGTCCCAATTTACGTACCGGTAATCTTTTGCTTCCGCTTGGGCTTTGAAAAACCTAACTGCTTTTTCGTGGTCCACTCCTGCCTCTTCGCAAATCGCTTTTGGTGGATCGAAATCTTCGGGTAGTGGGGTCTTGTTTTTCTTCCGAGGTGCGGGTTTTTTCTTTGCCGTGTTTTCCGGCTGTTTGTCGGAAGTTGGGCTATATATATTATTATTCATTTCGGAGAAATGACGCGCACGCGCGAGGCGTTTCCATAGATCCTCCAGTAAAAGGACGGTAATCACGGCACTTTGCTGGAGTCCTGTTAGTTCGCAATACTCCTCCAAAATACGGTTGGGAGTGTCCCCAAGCATGATCCTTTTTTCTTTGTTTTTCGACATGATTTAGATCCCCAATATGGTTGCGACAAATCCCCACACCATCCATATAAATACAATAATGGACAACAGGAATAAGCAGTGAAATATAGCTTTCTGTAGTATGTTTTTCATTGTTTTTTTAATTCTTTCTTTAAGTAATCCGTTCGTCTTCTGAGCTTACGCAGGGCGGTATCTTGGATCTGCCGGACCCGTTCTTTGGAGCATCCAATACACTCGGCAATCTCATCGAGTGTGTAGGTGTAACCAGGTAATGCAAAGGCCATCATGGCCCGCAAGTTCTCGTCCATCTCTCGGCTCTTCTTGAGCCTCACCAAACCCTTGAGTGGGTCTTGATGCCCCAATACCCAATTCCGCGCCGTGGCAGCCTCCACTCCGTACTTTGCCGCCAAACGGAGGGAGGCTTGCCTTACAGACTCGTCAGTTTGTTGTTTGAATTCGGAAAGGTCAGGCTCATGCATTGGCCTTGTTGATCTTCGGGATCTTGGGAATCCGTCCAACCCTGCACGTGTTTGTCTTTTGTCCGGTCAACCAAGCATTGTAACTGAGAATTCCACCACGGATGATGTAGTGTGGACTAATCTTCTCATTAGCCGACATCATGCGTAGGAGGTGGTTGCGGTATGGAAGAATAGGACTACCCTTGGTCAAGTCCAGTCCACTGCAAAGTGAGTCGAAAAACTTGTCTGCATTGGAATCCGCACTCTCGTCATCGAAGTCAAACAAGTGTGTCTCCGATCTTCTCAACATGTAGTGAAGCGTGGAGAATGGTCCTTTCTTTATGCGGAAATTCTTGTACCACGCTTGACATTTCTTGACGGTCAGTCCCAAGTGCGGATACTTTTTAGCCCACTCGTTGATCTCATGGTTGGGGATTGCAATCCTTGTGCCACCACCGAAACCCTGGAAAGGTAACTCACCTACTTCGTCAATCCTTGCAAGCATGGTAATTGCTGAATTCAAAACGGAGACGTTTGCGTGTCCTTCAATGGACAAAACATCTGCGGGATTTCTGCGCTTACCTTGGTTCAGAGTCTTGAACGCGCCATCATCCTGCAACTCGATCCATACAGACTGAAAACTCTTCCCTGCTTGTATGCACGCAGTCAGACGGTGTTGCCCGTCGATTAGCTTATTGCCACCGAAAATAATGGGTTCACCATTCATTACCCATTGATTGCTTTGCATGAACTCCTTGTATCGATTCACGGAGAATGGCGATATGTTTCGGTTCTTGTGCTGTCCGGCAAGTAACTCCTTGGCCATGATTGGGTCGATTGTTCTGATTGTAATGTAAACGCCAAGCTGGGGATCGTAGAAGTACGTGCTTGGTGCGATTTGTGTGTTGTGTATTGCTGTATTCATATGTGCTTATGTGTTGTTGTTGTTGTGTGATAATGCCCAATCAAGACTGCATCTGCTGTTGCCAGTGTTACAGTCTTGCCGAGCTTCGGATAAAGCCTGAGTGCATGGTCTTTGAGGATGCGCTTCTTCTTGGCACCACCCTGCCCTGCCACGTTGGCCAACCCTTTCTGCCATGCTTGGGGTCGAACCATGTGACAGGGCAATTGTAGTCCACGGGCTACGCCTTCATAGAAACCACATGATTTGCCAAGCTTGAACCCAGTGGATGATGGTATGTTCTTTCCCGCAAAGGGCGGTACGTCTTCCAAGACTATCTCCAACGAGTGATCGGGGTTCTCCTGCAAATCCAAGATGTCTGCAACAAAGTCTGAGAAGGTTGTGTATTTCCATGCCCACACTGCTTTGCCATCCACGAATTGACAGAAGCCACCACTCGCACCGGGATCAATTGCTACGATGCACTCACTCATCTTGGCAATCCTCCGTGAACGTTATGTTTACGTCGGGATCGCTTTGATGATTCAAGTCCTCACCCTCCACTACCGCCAGGAGTTGCTCGATCAAGGCTCCTTGGACAACGATGGCCGCCTGCCAATCGCGATTGTCCGCATGTTCCTTTGCAAATCCAATACCCTGCTTAATCCGCCTTATTTGTTCTAGTCGATCAGCCATTTTTCCTCCGTTGTTTGATGGTTGTCCTTCATGAATTTATTCAACTCCGCCACACTCCAAGCTTGATCGATTCCACCTTGTCCTCGGCCACCCTTGATTTTGTAACAAGTCAACCTAACGTCCTCAGATCGGTGCAGTTGCATGAGCGAGTTGATTGAGCGATAACCGGTAAGGGCCAACGCTTTCTTCGTGGTCATCAGTTTGATTACTTTTCCACTCATGCCACTTTCCTCGGTGTGTTTATTGCCTTCGAGAATTCAGCAAGGGCGATGGTACGCTTCTTTCCGTAGTATTCACTCTTCAGCTTGTGTTCTGCAATCAATCCGTAGACGCGACTCCTTGGCACCTTGAACTTAGCCGCAAGGTCCGTGATCGAGTATCGATTCTTCGCAACCTCGAAGCGTTCGGTGGTGCCAATGGTTTGGATGTGGTCACCATAACCTGGCCATACACCTGACTTCATGCACTCCTTCCACATTCTGCAAGCCTCACCCATGCGTGGCTTCTGCTTCTCCAGTTGGGATGCATCTATAGTATAGGCACTCGTAAGAAAGGGTGGTGACTTCTCAACGACTAAGAAGATGAATTGCTTGGGGTCGTACCCCATAGCTCGCAACCCCTCCATGTACCAACAAGCTTGGAAATCATACCCGTATTTACGAACCGAAGATGTGAACCCTCGCGGATCTCCTTCTTGGGTTGTTTTAAGGTCAAGCACCACACCCGCGCCTTCGTTAAACAAGTCGGGGCGGACCTTGCAATCCGTACCTTGGTATCCAAACAATCCCGTTCCCTCGATAATCGTATCACTCTTGCCCAAGAACGTCTTCAAAAGCGGATGTTCCCGTGCTGAGTCTGCCATTCCCATGCACAATTCGTAATCACTTTGATTAAGCCAACGCTTGTCGGGAGCATGGTCTTGCATCTCAGCAAAGGCCGCCTTGTATGCATTGGTCCGTGAACTGTTGCCGTCAATACTATCAGGCTTGACCGCATACTCCTCATCGAGTTTGAACGGCTCAAGCGTTGCCGTGTGAGTGCATCCACCAATCACGAAATGCTTCGCATCGTCAGGCGTGGGATTCTTCATGCTGTGCCACACCTTGGCCGGGCATGACGTGATCAAAGACCACGCCACGCTCCGACTCAACTCACCCTGCGAATGGTATGCAGAGTTTGATATGTCAGTTCTTAACATCTCAGAAAGGTGCAGGTTCGTCACCACCACTAGGTTCTGCGCTTGGTGCTTCTTCCGCAAAGGGATCGTCACCAGTAAACAACGCATTGAGGTTCACCTTCATAGCTTTAACCGCAGCATTGATCTCGTCGCTCCGTTTCTTGTGAGGCTTCGGTGTCATGACATAAGAAGTTTCCAACCCTTCACCACTACGGATGATCGAGATGTCAAACTTGCGCAGGTCACCCCAGTCCTCATCTGCGTCGAGCTTGATCAACTCATCCTTCAACCCGGCTTGGGTCAACTCAAGGACTTGTATGCGTTCCTCCGCATAGTTCCACACCAACATGGCAAAGAACTCCTTGGGCTTATCCTCGAATGTTTGCGGAACAGACTCTCCGGTTGTATAGCGCACAGGCCGACGTTGTCCCTCTTCGTTTGTTGTCCATCCAACCATACCTACAATGAAGCCTGGTGGCGTGTCCTCGATGTCTCCGACAATTCTGAACTTGTTTTCGCCTTGAAGGAGTTTAGCGTAGTTGCCTCCGCTTCCTCCACCACTCGACGCTCTTTTGATTTTACTTAGATTTCCCATAGTTAATGTACTTTAATGTATTTTATTGTTGTATTAGTTATATTACTGTGAAATTGGTGGGGACATGCCTAGAGAAACAAGCAAATCGAAACCACTATCGCTCCGCCTATCGCCCGACGTGCGGGAGCGTGTCAAAAAACTCGGAGATGACACCGGGCTTATCCAAGCTCAGTTATACGATCTGATTCTTCGTGCAGGTTGCAAAGCGATCCAAGACGAGAACGACGAGATTTCACTTCCTCTGAAGTTTCGGGTAGTAAAGAGTTAAGTTCATCAATCAAATCGCTTATCGCGATTTCAGTCGGCGCTTCCGAGAGTAGAAGCACTGAGTCACTTCCGTTGTGTTCAATTTTAAGCCCATTGAGATCTATTGTTGTCTTCATATATGTGTAGTGTATTGGAGGTATTTGTAGTAGGTACAGTTGTATCTTTGATTAGTGGGCAATGTTTGGGGTAGGTTTAGCGCTAGAAGCTTCGGTTTACGCTTGGTAAACCTGAGTATATTTTACTAGTCATCTCAATTGAGGAATGTCCGAGTGCTTTGCTAGATATAAATATGTCGTTGTCCTTCATGATCCGGTGGCCGCAATACTTGCGCAATCTGTGAACAGGACGAAGGTCGTTTATCCCACACTGCAATTTCAAGAACTTCGGGAAGTCGCGAGTGATACGGTCCTCTTGCACCGGAACAATTAAAGCATCGTCCGTTGTTTTATTACTGAGGATTTCATCCCACCAAGCAGGATCGCATGGCCTGTCCTGGTAGCCTCGGCCATTTACTTCCGAGTCGTTGACACCCTTGGGGTTCCATATCCGAATCAATTTGTTTCCGTCCGACTCCCAAAGATCTTCGTACTTTGCCCTTTGAATCTCAGAGCTACGCAATCCAAGTCCGTATGCTAGTGCGTAAGCCAAGTATAATTCGGGGTCCAAGATTTTAAGGAACCCGCACTTCTTCTCGATCTTCTGCCGCTCCCGCTCGTCGGGCATGAATGGTTTAACTCGAATCGAATCCAACTGCAATGCGATCCAGTTGGCAAAGAACGAGGTGTCTATGCCGCATCTGTCCTTATAATAGCGAATCCATCCCTTCGAGAAGATTGAGCGTGCCATTCGAACGTCCGCAGGTTTTCGCTCAAACTGCGCATAGTGTTCGCAGATGGGCTGACTGTCCACCTTCTTGGCGAAGTATCGAATGTCGTGCTTGTCGGGATCGATGCCGTACTTGGCCAAGATCCGTAGCATGCACACTACATTTTTGCGCTTGGTGTTGTCGTTCGCTTGCTTGCCAGTCGCAAGACGATTGAACTCGTATGTTCGAAGTAATACAGAAATCAACGGAGTTATTTTCTGAATCCGTTGATTGATTATTTCAAGTAGGGCTGGTTGAACTTTTTCGATAGCCTCATTGGGGCAAGAGGTTTCCAATGATTTACGAATTCGCTCACGATCAAGTTTGAATTCCATGATTTGAGTTATTCCTTTTTTGCCGTGCCGTTCCTTTAATTCGACACGAATGGGGTTGGTATTATTTAGGTCAATTCTACCACCGTTTTGTTCAGAACGAAGTAAAATATCGTTCTTTTTTTGTAATGCTCTTTTTTTGCTCATAGTTATGGGGATTAGCGCACGACTCTTGTAGTGAAATTGGTCACAGGATTAAGAGTCTTCTGCTCTACCAACTGAGCTACGCCGGCCCATGAGATGTGTGCCAAGCAAATTCATAGACATTTCCTCAAAGAATTCAAGGTTATTCTGTTCGGCGTTGCTCATACTTGATGCAACACAATAGGACACTTAATAAGCCGTCAAGAGTTTTTTAAAAAAAGTTTAGGATACAAAAAAAAGCGGAGGTTTTACCCTCCGCTAAATGCGGTCCCCCGCTTCACACACAAGACAATGAATCTTGTGCTAATGAAGATAGTTTCAGTCCTTTACTTTGTCAAGCCCTCCGAGGTAGCGCCAATAAACTAAGTCCAAAGGCGTGCCTTGTAGCATTGCACCTTTGTACTCACCGTCCCCAACGATTCCACCTATATCGGTTGCTGCCCGATCAAAGACCGCAGTAGGTGGTGCAAGTAAATCAATGAATGCTTTACCCGGACCTCTCCTCTTTGCGTTGTAAAAGGTGTACCTATTTATGCCTATAAGTTTCCATAAATTATTTTCGATCAACTCATCTCTTTTAATGGGTCTTCCATATATAACGTCCTTGATGACGTCGGTTCCGGCATTGGCAGCGGCAAAGATGGCCGCAATTTGCACCAAGTCTTTTGTACCTTTAGCCGCAAGCCTTACTCCCTTTTCCTGCTTGGACTGATTACCTTCGGCTCGACCTGCCATATACAACTTACCTCCTTCGGTAATATTACTTATCCCTGCGGTACGGAAGGTATCAATTTGCTTAATGGTAAAAGTCTTGAGCATGTACATGATCCGCATATTTGGGTTTCTCATGTAGGATGCGGGTACTTCGGTTGCCGTAGCAGGAGCAACATCGAGCAGTTTATGAAAGACTAGCTCGGTAACCTCTGCGGGTGGTTCCTTGTTGGTTGGTGCATTTGATCTTACTGCTTTGATAACCCCGTCAGTTCGTTCACCAAAGTACGGAAGCAATTCCTCTCGAAGTTTCTGAGATCCACCTTCGCTTTGTGCAAGCTTATGGTACTTCCTCCAAGCAGCATTCATGTATGCGTTCTTGGCAAAGAGATCGAGTTGTTTAAGTCCAGTCTTACGGAATAGATTATCAAGCAACCCACTGAGTTTGTCACTGTTGCCCATGTTCTCAAATTCTCGTTGGCTCAACCCTGTCAGTTCCGCAAAGTTAAACATGTCCTTACGATTGAACAAGGTTTTGAAGTGGTTGCCAAACCCATTGAAGTGTATGCTGAAGACTTGGTCGGAAAGCTGAGTGATCGCAGAACCGAAGTTGGTCATAACTTGTATGTAACCTAAGTTCTTCAATGCTCTTGTCGTAAAATTCTCAGTGCCACCTGAGAACCTGGACTGTATTATTTCTCTTAGCTTTTCGACATCTTCTTGTCCAAACTTCGTACCTTTGAGTAAATCTTGGGCAAGTGCAGCAGCAAGTGATTCATCAACTTTAGCACGCATCCCAATATCCGAGTCCATTGTATCTCGGAAACCTTCACCTTGGACACCCTGTCCTTTTGAGGGTTTTACAGCACCAAGAAACTTCTTTCTCTCGACTGCATCAACCGTTCCTCTGATGTAAGACTCTAGTGCATCTTCGGGTGACTCATACGCTTTGCGGATTTTATTGAGCGTCTTCTTGTCAAATATACTTCTTGGCTTAAAGTTTGAAGGTATGGTCCCGGTAACTGGGTATCCACGAATCACTCTGCTTGTCACTTCGGCCAACTCTTCGGGTGTAAGTTCTTCTCTACTAATTTTATTTTTGGCAGCAAACTCATCAATCGCTTTGTCTATCTCAGTCGTGGCCGCTCTTAACTCAGGATCATTGTCCATGAAATCCCTAAGTTCCTTGTAGTTTTTAACCTTACGAGGGAAGTAGTTTTCAATATACCCCACGTCAAAACCACCCTCTTCCCGTGCATAGGTGCGAATCTGTTCCAAGGTTTCCCGCATTTGCTTCAACTCAAGGTTGATGTCCTGACTTACCTTTTGTGGTAAATTTAATTCGTCAATTAGGACAACCATTCCATTGAAGTCACCTTCTAGTAGCAGGTCATCAAACTTTTCCTTTGCTTGTGATTTACCCTTTAGTGCATTGCTCATTGATTTCATGAAGGGCATTGCGCCTTTCATAAGAGCAGCGGTTTTCTTCCCACTATTCAAATCAAGATTCCGAAATTTCTCTGTAAAAGTGGTCCCTAGTTTCTTGTCTAGGTTTTTAATCTGCCTGGAGATAGGTGTCAGCGCATTAGAAGTAATATTCCGCACGTCTTTAAACACTTTGCTCCACCATCTCTTTGGCGCAAAATCTCGACTTGCCGCATTAGCCACCCTTTGGGATTTCATGGCGGTAGGCTCAACGGATTGCGGATCTCGCTTGGCTTGATTGTTGATCTTCTTGAATTTCTTGGTCTTGAGGAATTTATTAAGAGACTTTCCTTTGAATCCAATGGCCGTTAATAAAAACGCCAATGGACCAGGCACTCCCGCCATTGCCATTTGCTCACCGTCTTCTTCGTCGGCAAACATTGAATACCCTGCTGCACCACTTGCTCCTACACCCATTGCGATATTGAAATACTTCTCGTAACCAGGTCCGAGCTTATCCTCTGCCATCTGCTCCGACTTGGTCATAGGGTCGGCTTGCTTCATTGGCTGATCACCAAACTGCATATCCTGCCTATTAGGTGGCATCTGTCTGCCCTGCATCTGTGCTTCCAGGTCATCAACGACCATGTTGTTACGCCTCAGTATGCGTTGCTTCTCGGCATTGAGTTTCTTGCGCTGATTACTCGCACCCTTGTTTTTGCCGTGCTTGTGGTCAAGCATTGCGATACCCTGTTGGATCTCGCCAAGCCTAGCGTTATCTCCGGCTTGCTGAGTGCTTAGATCGACCTCCCGCATCAATGGGGTGAAGATCTCATCGTCTTGTGCTAGTTGTGCATCAAAAGTTTTTTGCAAGTCGGACATTTGCTTAACCGTGCCAATCTCTCTCGCTTGCCTTTGGCCTTTCTCGGTTTGCCTCATCATGCCCGAAACAAGAGCGTCACCTTGTGCGGCTTGATCATCCGTTGCCTGTTGTATATCCGACATCACCCTTGTTGAGTCAGGCATGGTGGGTTGATCAAGTGATGGTCCCCCTAGAATACTTTGCTTGGGAGTTGGCGTATCGAATGACTCCAATGCACCACGACTCATCGTTGGAGCAGTAAGTGATGGACCAGTAAGTGACGGTTCACCTGTCGCAATCTCCTTGATTATACCCTCAGACTCATCGAGCAGCTTGTTCTCTACTGCTTGCAAGGCGTCCTCCGCCGCTTCGGTAGGTGATTTCTTTGACAAAGCATCAACATCCATGACGTCAAGTAATGGAGTGCCTGCCGACAGGTTCTGCATACCATTTGATTCCTTGATGTTTTCGGTGAGTTGTTTCTTAACTTCAGGTCTGGTCATTCCTTCCTCCGCACCTTCGACCAAGTTCTTGCCTAACCACTTCGCTTCTAATGCACCAAGCCCACCACCAAATGCACCACCAAATAAAACGGTCGTTGCGATTTCTTCTCTTGTTGGGGCGCGTCCCTCGTCTCCGTATGTTCGGGCAAGCATTTCCCCAGTAGCCAAACCCGCACCTTCTGCTGAACGAATCCCCGTCCTGGTAACTCCGCCTATGTTCTTGAGTGACTTAAGGCCTGTGACTGAAGGAATCCCACCTAGTGCGGTTGCCGCTCCGAGTTCCGCTAGTCCGAGATCCTCTTGAAAACCACGTTCAATTCGGTAGTTTTGCGACCATAGATTACCAAGCGCAGAACCTGCGGCTCCTCCGGCTATTGTACCCTTCGGACCTGCGAATGAACCAATGAATCCTCCTACTAATGCAGGAACGATTTCGCGTCCGATAATTATGCCTGTGTCTATTAAGTCGGGAACGCGAGGTTGCGCTAATGTGAGAGGCTCTCTTCTATATTGCTCAGTTGCTTCAAGATCTATCCTGTTAGCATTTTGATTATACCTCTCAGTCGCCTCTATGTCTATCCTCTGCATTGTATAACTACCTTAATAAAGACTAAAGGGGAAACGGATTACCGTAAGTCCTATCAACCATCGATGGAGTCCCTTCGGGTGCGTCACTAATGAATGGAGTAAGTCTCTTTTGTTTTCTTAATCTTTCTGCTTCTAGATCAGCTTCATTTTGTTTTCTTAGAATCTCTTCGTATTCTGCAATTGTAGTTGTTTGGGCGTTCCCATTATCATCAATCCATGTGGTTTTAGCTTGCCCTTGAAGTTCTCGCTTCTTTCTTAATAAATCCTGCAAACGTATTTTTTCTCTAGCTGAAATCTTATTAGCATCTTCCGAAAATGTGATTTCTCCTGACAATGAAACATCTTCTATAAGATCTTCTATTGTTAAGGGTTCACCATCTTCATCTCTCTCCATAGAAGAGGATTTCAAAATAGACTGTATGTCTTTTGTCACGTCATCGATACTTTTGCTAATATCAGTATTCCCTGAGATCCGAGTATCAACAGGATTGCGCATAAGATCCATTTGTGTTCCGAGTGCATCAGTTAAGCCGCGAGTGCGGTCTATATTTGCCTCCATCTGTTCAATCCCCAACGCTTCTTTGGTCAATTCTTGCGCGGCAACTCCGGTTGAACCACCAAGCAATTCTTCCCTGTCTGCCCCTGCTTTACCACTCCTTATAATAGCTTTATTTTGTTCGATGGTGGCATCAACCTGAGAAGGTCTTGTTGCAGCGTCAGCACCATACCTATCAAGTATATCTTTAATTTTTGCGGGTGAAACTGCTCTACCTTCCGTAAGTGCCAGTCTACGCAAATCATTTGTAAGTTTCGCCTGTGCGACACGAGAATCCTTTAGTTCTTTTTGAAGTCCAAGCGCAAACTCACCCGTTTGATTTGCAATCATTCGGGACTCGTCTTGCAGTTTTTTACTACGCAACACTTCTCCCCTTGCAAGCTTACCTGCATACCCTTCGAGTTGTGCCATACTCATGTCACCTTTTACGAACTTTTCGCGTTCCGTAAAATCCTTCTTGTCTTGCACCTCATCTCCGCTCATTCCGATCTGACTGAGTGCTTCGGGGTTTTGCTCATAGTATGCCTCGATCTCCCCAGTAAGCTTTGCCCTCTTCTGTTTATTAAGCCCGTACTCTTTGATCATCCCCCCGATTTGTCCACCGAGGTTTGCATACATTTGTCCCTGCGCTCGACCTGCCTCAATGATTGGTCGAGTATCGACCCGGCCAAGTGCTGATCCGTAGTTTCCTCTGAAGAATGGTTGTGCCATGATTATTTTCCTCCGATCTTCGAGTCCATCCAAAGACGGATTCGTGCTTTTAAGCGTGGTTTATTCGAGATGAATTTCGCAAAGCGTTCACCGAATTTTATATAGGTCGCACGGAACCAACCTGGTGATTCATTGAGCATCCATTCTCGGAACAATAACCATGCGGGATTGTGTACCCCGTAGACTTCGCGTGCTACCCAACAGTATTTACCTATCAACCCACTCGCAATCCCACCACCTACAGCACCGAGTCCTTGGAATATACCGGAGGTTGCTGAACCTTGTGCGGCTTGTTGCGCCCCGTACATATTCGCGGCATTCGTTGCTTGGTTTTGTATAAAGCCTAACCCTGCTTCGGGGTTCAAGTATTGCGGTCCTGAGTTTAATCCGTACCCCGCTTGTCCGAATACCTGTTGGCCTTGTTGAAGTGCGGTTCCTCCCCCTCTGCCTAGTATCGCTTGGAACGGATCGAGTTGGTCTTGGTTCTCGATTTGGGAAATCCTAGAAGCCGCATCGAGGTAACCGAGTAAGCCTTGTTGGCGGAGTGATTCGCGTAGTCTCTCGGCATCCATCTTCGTTCCAACGTTAAACTGGTCTGCACCCATTGCACGGGTATCGTCTGCTGTTTGAATTCCCGCTTCTTGTCCAAGTACGGATTGTGCAAACCCACGGTTCTGCATCTTTCGTTGGTTGTCTTCAAGAACGCGAGCTTCTGCTTCTGCGATTGCACCGGATTGGTCAAAGGTTCTACCCATGAGCGTGGACCTTGCTCTTGCGGCTTCTGCAATTTGACGCTCCTCACGGTCAGTCAGTCCCTGACCGAGTGCTTCATTTGCTTGGGTCATTAGGTTTTGTCTAAGCGGATCTGCCTGGACTCCTTGGGACTGGACTTGTGCGGGGTCGGATATTCCGACGTCTTTGAGTAGGTTGTCCTTTTGCTCCTCGATCAAGTCCTTCGCACCTTGCATGGCGGATGCCGTACCAGGCTTGTAGTCCTCCATGATTCCTTGGTACAGACCGGATAGTCGCGAGACATCTTGCAAGTCGGCTTCGCGTTGACGGGACAGGTTACCACGTTGGATGTCTTCAGCTAGGACGGATAAGCCTTGGAAGTTGCCCAACTCATCAAATCCCGCTTGTCTTCCTGAGTCCGTAGTTGCGACAAAAGTATCTCCAACATTTTCGGCAAGATTCGCATCGACATCCGCTTGGGTTGCGGTTCGTGTTTCAAACTGTTTGAGTTCGCGAGTATCACCAAGAAGGTCAACCATTCCCGTAGTCGTGCGAACTGTTTCGCCTGGTTGTAATTGTTCACCAGTGACGGGATTGACAAAGTCAAAGGTTTGAGTGACAACGTCTTTGTTTCCACCTGCTTCGGTAATGGCGGATTGCATTTTTTGGATTTGTTCGCTCCCAAGTATCAACATACCCTCGACGCTCATTTGTCCTATCTTGCCAGTGCTTGGATCTTTTCTTGGTATAGGAATACTTGTCAAGCCACCCGAAGTTGTATCAAGGATTTTATAGGTAGGAGGTGTGATTGTTGTAGTCGATCCAAATCTACCACCCTGAGATGATGTCTCACCTGGATCAGTCATAATAAGCTGATACCTACCACCACCTGCTTCAGCCTTGTTCCCGTCTGCTTGGGTCACAACCTCAGTTCCCGGTATTCCAAACTTGCCTGTATTGGGATCACGAACGACTTGTTGTTCGGTACCCAATAATGTCTGCCTTAGTACATCCGTATCGGTCTGTGCGGTTTTCTTTCGGATACTCTCTTCCAAGGGCAACAAGCTTTCAAGGCTTCCGACACTAGCAAAGTCTCCTGTCCCTTTAAGGAATTCAGCTTGGGCTTTTAGAGCTTCGGCCATTGATTCGCCATAAGACGGTTGAGCCGGATAATTGATGTCAGGTCCACTTCCCATTGTTATTTTCTCCTACTTATTCTTTTAAAGTCGTAAAATTTTACTGGTTTGTTTTTGAAATGTCTCATCCATCCGACGAAGGGTAACTCGTATGGAATCCGTTCGATGAATTCTGCAATCCCTACTTTACCTATTGCCATATGGACATACCATGCATTGGGGTTTTTAACCTCCCATTGAGAACTCGGATGGGTCTTGTCATCCGTCCTAACCGCTTTGCCGAGCAGGAGCGAGTCGGGCGTTTTAAATACGTATCCGTAACCCAAGTACATTGTAATGTCCTTGAACATATCAAGGCCGAGTTCGTCGTAGAACTGCTTGGTTTGCTCAAGGACGTTCATGTGCTTATCGTTGCTCCCAACGCCACTACTTTCCATGCCGATCCGTCTGACACTGCAACTGTCGCGGCCCCTGCGTTACCATCCGTAACGTAGATCATTTGCCCTGCGGGACTAGCGGATGGCACGCCACTTACGGCATAGGATTTGAGCGTCATTATTGTACCGGATATTGTACCACCCGTAACGGCAATGGCACCACTTGCTTGGGTTCCCAGTGTGCCAACTCCTAGTGCTGCTCTGGCGGCAGTTGCGTTTGCACTTCCTGTCCCACCATCTGCAATTGCAATGGGTGAAGATAATCCGCTTATGGTGCCTCCCGTGATGCTCACGTTTGATTCGTCAATGGTCACGGTAGGCACTCCGAGTTCGTTGAGATTGGCGGCAGAAATATCAACTCCCGTACTATATGTAAAACCACGTTGAACTGATGCAGAGATGGCCACTATGCAACCTCCGTCCGTATATTGAGTCCATCTGCGATTGCGTCCAAGGAGACGTGACGAAAGGACGGGGTTCCTGCTGTGACGTTGATCTCGACTTGCGCGCCATACCCCCGTGTGCGTCCCGTACCGAAGCGTAAGAGTGCTTCTTCTTCTGAGTCTGCCGTGTGGCTTAGAACAGTCTCGGACTTGTCAGGATCGAGCGTATTGACTTTGATGTTAAACGCATCAGATGCAACCGTGTTCACTCCGAGTTGGCCACGCCTCCATCGTTTGACGTTTTGATTACCAAGCGTGTAAGCACGGGTGACGAGTTTCCCGGCTATTGCGGTAGTTCCCGATTCCGAGGTGGACCCGATCTTTCGTCCACTATCGTCAATCGTGTTCTCCTCCATGAGATACCAACCTGTGTCGTTGCACGCGAAGAGTCTACGCCTGGTCGGGTTGCTCCCGTGTGAGCAAATGACCCAGTCATCCACGTGAAATGCTAGACTTCCCGACATTGCGGGGTAACTGTCTACGCTAATCCACGAATTCGATAATAGCGAAAAAACAAATATTGCATTCGGAACGGTTGAAGATCCGGTAGGTACGGCCAAGAAGTATTTGTTGTCGAATACCACTCCGCATGACTTGTCTGCGTGTGCAAAGTTAACCTCACTAAACTGATCTTGGATAGGCTGAGTCATCGGAATTGTTTCTCCCGATACTTTACTGATTGCTACCCCCAAGCCTTTTGCGGGGTCAGTGCCAGGACTAAGGACGATAACTCCGTTATCCGACAGGAAGAATGTTTGCGGTCCACTCTGAGCGATGGACTTGCGAGCTACGCAACCGTGCTGACGGGTGATCTCGTAGGTATTCGCGGCAGAGGTGGTCGCGATGTTGTTAATCATGTGGATCGAGTTGCGCATGAACACGATCAACTGGTCTTCTTGGTACGGGTAAAAGCCTACGAGAAAATCGGCTGAACCCTTTGAGATTCTGAATTGCGATTCTGCTGGATAGTAGTTATCTGTGTCTAGCAAATCGCTCATTATCAACGAGTAAGCTGAATCCGTTGGTTGTGGAATAATCAGACGATTTCTAAAGAATACGCCAAAGTCAGTATTGGGACATTGAATTCTACCCGCACCAGGTGAACCGTTTGCTTTGACCACGAAGTCAGTCGGGCTTGAATAATCACCGTCCCATTCCAACGGGGTCTTGTTCTTGCCACGAAACAAAATCAACTTCTCCATTGACTGTACAAAAGATGCACCGTCTCCTGCTGCCACTACTTCTGAACCGGGGTAGTCAATCGCGATGCCTGAGTTGTTTGCGTCATTCCAAATGATTGCCTTGGTCTTCGTGGCAACCACTACGAATTCTACACCCGTTGCAGGGTCGCTGAATAAAGTCGAAGCAAAGACACGCTCATCGCTTCCGTTGTAAGTCAAGGTCACGCTACCTGCAAGGAAGTCGATACCCTTGCGTGTTTCCGCAAGGTCACCAATCAATCGCATGTTCTCGGACTTCTCAACGAAGCCACCTTCAAGACTCGTCTTCTCTTTGTAGGAATCTATCCCCCGAAATCCACGATCACCTTCTGATTGGACTTGGTCATCTAGATTGCCGTATGAACGATACCTTCCCATTTCACTTCCTGTCGCGTAGCGCTTGGTAGATTTTGACCAACATGAATACGATGGTCAAAGACCCTGCAATCACACCGATATACTCGTGGAGTGAACCGGAGAACGTGGCAATTGTGCCACCAATACCAAAAAGTGAGTCGCGATCAATCATTAGAATAACCAATCTAGGACTAAAATTGAGATAAGAATAGCTGCGAACCAAGTGATCACTTTGCCTTGGGTAGTCATCGCGCGGTAAAGCTCGATTAAATTATTAAAGTTTTTCATTTGTCGGGAAGGGAGGTCTTGTCATGTGTCTTTCTGCGGCAGTTTTAGAACAAGTCTCTGCGGTTTTTCGGGCTACGAAAATCGGTATGCAGAGATACGCCCCAAGAATGCAGGCCGCTATGATTAGTATTTTTTTGATATAACTCGTAAATTCGTCGAAACCACTCGCGTGTTTGGCCATGCCCTGTTGGACGAGTGCCGAAACATCCCCATGGGTCAGTGCGTCTATGGTTTCCTTCGCTTCGGCCACCTCTTTGTTGCCCTGCAAAACTTCCCCAACTAGCGCTCCGCTCCCCGCTCCTACCGCCGCTATGCCAGGACCACCAAGCGCTCCCGCTCCTCCTCCCACTACGGCTCCCATAGTTGGATACCATTGCTTCATTGAGCATCCTGTGAGGATTACAATTACAAGGAGCAAGGCCGCATCGACTGCAAGGACTGCGTGGCATCGCTTCAGCTTCATCCGCCTGGAGGGC